GGATGGTCTGGCTTGAGGTCTTTCACAAGCGTCATGAGTCGTTCTTCAACCTCGGCTTCAATCTCTTCACTGACTCCAAAACTACTTTTGAACGACGGTAACTTCACATGACTTTGCCACGTATGATTAATATATTTATAAAAGTCTATACTCGGATCGACTGATGGATCGGCATTCGGTACATCAGGAGAGCCACCCCTTTGCGGGGGATACGTAATTTCATTTTCCATTCCCTCCTATAACAGATACAGACTTTATATGTCGTATCTTTTTAGTTTGGGATGTATGTCTTATGTTAGAAGTGCGTATGCGTATGGTTACAATCTGCCCACGACCGCGACAGGCGTCCAATGGACTCTGGGCGATAGGAGCCATTCGGTCCACCTCCATTTCCTACTTGTCCGGGACAATTTTTAGCGCCAATTGTTTTTGTTTTATTTATTTATTTATTTCTGTCTGCGCGAATTTTTGCGAGCATTTTTTCGGTTATTGCGATTTCTGCGACTACTGCGACTACTTCTTCTGCGTCCCCCGACGGCTGGGGCTGCTGGTGCGGCCATAGCCATATCGGCCTCTTTCGCGGCATTGGCTGCCGAAACATTTGCCGAATTCGCCTTTAAAACCGCATTCGCGGCTTCCTTATTCGCAGCGGCGGCACGGCGGGCGGCATTCGCGGCATTCTGTACGGCGGGTATGCTCGGTAAGGCGGCCGTAGGTAAGACAGGGGCAGTTGCAGGTGCTCCGTTTTGACTCTTAAAAAAACTTAAAGCCCAGTTCATTCTACACTAGCGGTGTAATTTAGTTTTCCAAAATTCGGAAAGTTGTGTAGCGGCGGGTGTATCGGAGCCGAGCGTGATAAATTCAGCCGCGATTTCGTGGGGATGTTCGTATTGATTGGGGCAGCCATGACTGCTTCCGCCACAGAATTCTGCCCGCCATTCGGGAGGCTGTGAAACAAACGCACTTGTTTCCTTATCCCAAATACGAACAGTCGCACCGCGTAGGGTTCTATCGGTATCGTATTGCGGGAAAAATAGCCAACGACCACGCCATAAGGCGAAGGGTTCCGCTGCAGTATCGGGGTTTGCACGAAGAAGTTCTGTACCGGGAATATGGAATGGGGGAGCCTGGAAAAGTTCATATGACCAAGCATCCTTATAAAATTGCGACCAAACTTCGGGACGTCGTTTCTGGTCCAAATGAACTCGCTCGTGTCGGAGAATTTCCTCGCGTCGTTTGGAATTCCAAACAGCCTCCGTCATTCGTATTGTATGAGGACCGGTTGTATGCGGCATATCTTCAGCACACCCTGCGGTCACTATTTCTACACTGCCATCCTCCGTATCAATAGTACGAAGAACACGACATGATGTTTGAAGTCCAGAATACCAAACATATAATACAATCAGAGACACTGATAAAACTAGAAGTAATAATAGTAGCAATAGTAACAATAGCAGTGAAGGGTGTATCATTCGCTTACTCTTTGTTTGGGTTTAGGAATACGAACAGTTGCGAATACCGGCGAATGGTCACTCCATGGTAATGGTATAACTTCACACGATTCCATAACGGGACCGTGGCGGTCTATATCGCAATAACCACATCCGGGGTCTGCGTATTGAAGCGGTATCCATCCAATATGATCCAAATCTTCCCCCGTGGATTCAAATGTATGCTTCTTAGTCTCCGTACAATTCGGATTCTTTAAAAAACGGATATAGGGATGTGGGCTGAATTCGCAATTCAAGTCACCAATGACTAAAATTGGATATACAGAACCTCGTAAATAACGAAGAATTTGCTGAAATTGCTGTTTCCGAATCGTATCTATTATATCGTCACCGAAAAACCAACTAATAAAGGTTGTACTTTGTGTATGTGTATTGAGAATCATTAGGGGTAAATTATCTCGGTTTATTAATGTAACTGCGTGAAATCCTTTATTCGCAAAACATTCCACATTATGATAAGAATCATATGGACAAAAACAGGAGGAGAGTAGCGTGAATTCGGAATCTAAAAACGCTGTGAGTAGTCCACTAGATAACCAGGCAACATCCGTATCATTTGGGCATACTACAGTATACCCGTAACGTTCTAATTGTTCTTTGTAATACGTGCGGGTTGACTGAACAAAAACTTCTTGTAAACAGAGAATAGCCGGACGCGTCGTTTTCAGCCATTGGACAATATTCACGGATGTATCCCGTGACCACGGAAGTCCGTGTGTATTGTAGGTTAGAATTTGCGCTCGTAGCATCTCTCCTATCCGCTCTATACGATTACTGTCGCCATTGCTTACCGCAATTCAAACAGCGAATAAATTGCGTCATCGGTTCATCCGCCGAACGGGTCTGCATCTCATAATACGTACATTGACGCTTACCGCACCGCGAACAACGGAACATATCGGTCGCAGCGCTTTTATCAACTTCCAACATCTTCGCTTCGCGTTTCGTTGCCTCTTCTTCCAGCGTAGCCCATTTTTCCGGAAATAACTCGGCATACGTCATAAACGGAATATCGTGCGGAAGAAACTCACCATCGCGAAGACGTTCTAGGAGACACGCATTACCAATATATGAACTTGTATCTAAATTACTTATTGACCGACGTGCCGCAATATCATAGAGTGCCTGAAATTCAGGATTTTCCCAGACACAGTGAACCTGCCGACGCTTTCCTTCCTCAAGACTGAAATTGAATATTCCGCGTTCTAAATCATCTTGTTCTACAGGTGAAAGAAACGGGCAACGGTTACCGACGATATTTCGTATTTTTAGTCGTGGGTTGGTGGCCATTTGTATCTGATTGTTCTGTACGGCTTAAATAGGATTCATTTTTTACCGCGTATCACTGGCGAGCGCATACGGTTCCGTTTTGAGTTGTTCATGCGCATAGAAATTCTGGATTTTTTTTGCGCCTCGTTTCACTGCTTTTACAGCTTTCACCACGATAGGTACATCGTCATCGTCGTCGTCGTCCACTACCTCGGGTTCTACTTCTGCTTCTACTTCCTCCTCTTCCACCGCCTCTTCCTCTTCTTCCTCTTCTTCCTCCTCGTCATCCTCCGAATCTTCGGAACCCAGATCTTCAAAGCCACCGAACGCTTCATTATAGAATTTCGTAAATTCTGGCTGGCCGAAGGATACAATCGTACCGGCCTTCATGGCTACAATAATTGCGTCACCGAAGAGTAAGATTTTATCGTGCGGTGGCGGGAGTTCGTGTTTATTTTCCGTTCCCGCTTTGCCTGTTTTATAGGCGAAAAGATACAACATATGGCTATTCCATTTCCACGTTCCGATTAACTCGGGCGGGGCTACACGTCGTAGAATAGCCCCAATAAGTTCGGGTGTCGGTACGGAACCCTCGGGAGCCGTAATCATCGCATTGCGTGTCGTGCCTTTCGTTTGTAATACGACGCACCACAACATTGTTTCTACTCCTATCGGAGCATGAACCGATAGTTCATTTTTTACCGCGTAAAGAAGCCCATTGAGTCTAAAAAAAGGAAACGTAAATTATGTTAGATGTACCGGCTAACAGTGGGTGGCGAATATGCGGCGAATCTAGTTAAAACTATTCCGGTTGATAAAACACCGATATGGCGACGTACATATAAATGGGGTGATAAATGGGGCACACTTCGCTTGGATACACAAGAATTCACGATTGAATCACGGGCACAAGTTTTTACTGACGATACATCTATTGTGCTTGAGGCTGTGCGATGTGAGACGACCACGACTCCACCCATGGATGTAGACGATATATGGGAGGACGAAGTTCATGTAACAGAATACGGATATTGTGGGAATGTAGTGGAAATTGTAGGAGACTGGAAATACATTGAGAGCGTTTGTGCAACACAGCATATTCGTGTGCCACCGGCGCTTATCAAACGAATGGCGAGTGAGCCGGTACGAGGACGGTCACCACAGCGCCCAATGCGACCAGCAGAATCAACACCGGCACACGTGCGACAGCACAGACCGCATCAAGAGCCAAGAGAGCCAAGAGAGCCAAGAGGGCCAAGAGAACCAAGAGGGCCACGAGGGCAACAACCAAGAGGGCAACAACAACCAAGAGGATCAAGAGAGCCAAGAGGGAAACAAAGGCCAATAACAAACGTAGTCAATACAAAGCACGTTCAACGACCACGAGTACAACAGGCACCTAAACCAAAAACTGAATGTTTGATTACTGAAGCGTAGTTATAATTGGGACTCCGCTGCGCGTAGTAATCCCGAAAAACAAAATCCAACCCACACGTAAGGAATGACGAGTGAAAAACCCAAAGAAGACCGAGTCAAAGAAGTAGTTACGATTTTGAATAAATTCAAAACGCTTGATATCCCATTAGATGCTCCTGAAGTTCAAGAATTACGGGAACATTTGAATGCGTATGTCACCGAAGGAACGGCATGGAGTGGCACCATCTCGTTTCGTCGTTTTGGTCGTATGGCTGATGTGGTTATTCCACGACGTGCCGATAAAACAATAGAAATTACATTACGTAAATCGCGCCTATAATCCCGCTAAAAGAGCTAGTATCAGTACGCGTAGCATTACTTCAAAGAATAAAAACGTTAGTAAAAACGAATTCAACGCACTGAATCCGTTTATACTATACAATACATGGAATAAATAGGCGCAACCACATACAATCGGAATAGAAATACGCTGTGTTCCTTGTGCGATAATTACATATATAAGGGAAACCGGAGAAAAGTCCGCCATCGTACACTTATAGGTTAATCCGTTAGGTTCCTTTAGTCTCTAACATAACTAGGGCTGGATAGCTCCAATTAATATTATACGATTAATTAGTATCATAAACAGAAATCTAATTTATGTTATACTATGTGAATGATACTAATCTATATTCATGGAATTCATTTGAGGGGGTTACGAAAGGGGGAGATATCCCCCTTTAAACATAGCCCAAAGTAAGTAAATAAACCGCGCGGCAACATAACCTATCGCGAATTCCAGAACATCTATGGAACTATTTTCATCGTATTTCAGGATATATTGGTAAATCAAAAACAGTGGAATCATAAATGTATAACGCGCTGCTAAGATACCAAATAAAAAGTGCGATAAAGAATTTCCGCCATCTGTGAATAAATATCGCATCGCCTTCCACCCTATTGGGTGTACGTTAATTAGAAAATAACATTCCTCCACGTCCTCCGAATACCTTAAATACATTCCAAATTGTCGTATATACATAAAGATTCATATTCGGCGGGGGTGTATTATTACGACCACGATTCAGGGTAATAAAGAGTTCTTTACGCGGTATTTTATCCCAATTGGCTGCACCGGTTGCGCCGTATTTCAGGCGTTCTTCTCGCTGCCCGAAATTATATGCGTAAATATATCTATCTCGTACTGCCGTCTTTTCATAATACAGTGCAGGAATAACGGAGCGAAAGAAGGAGCCACCTTCATGAACGTAGCGTTCATACGAATTGTAAAGAAGTGTTGCCCCACGTAAAGGTTCGGAATACGCATTTTGAAACGCAGGAATCACTGCCCAACTAGTCTCCTCGGTGGGTGTAATTTGTGCGTTGGGCCACCACGGTATACGTGTGATGTTTGTGGTGGAAGCAGCGGCTAAATCACGTGTGAATAAAAACCAGGCATTGTACTGTTCGGCTTCGGGACGTTGTAAAACCCACATAATTTCTTTCGTCGGATTTGTATAGGGTACTACAACGCGTGTTTCGGTAACTCCATTGGTTGCTTGTACGGGAACAGCGTAATGTTGCTCCACATGATAGGTTAATTCAGAACTACGGAAGCGTATGGCTTCAAATTCCTCCAGTGAAATATATTCAATCAGAACATAGGCATCTTGTGGTGTGAAACGTGTAGGAAATTGAATATACGGTATAATTTCGCCAGGCGTACCTCGGGTAGACATTGTAGAATTCATAGAATAAACCATAGATGCCGAGTTGGTGTTTTGGGTTCGCCAAAACCGTCCACCACCAATGGGCCACATTCCACCAGGAGCCCCATCTTCTGTAGGGCGATATCCAACCGTCCTTGGGTCAACACGGGCATCCGTGTAAAATAATTGAGAGATTGGACGAAACGTTACGTGAATACGGACACGGTCGGAACGAAGGGCATCAATCGGAAGTGCGTGGCTATATATACCGGGTCGGGAAAACCAGAACGGTATGGGTACATAGACCGTTGTATTCGTAGATAGAAATGTTTGAGGTGTAAATTCGTTCGGGGCACGTTTAATCATCGTATCTTTTGCGACCGAAGATTCCAGCGTTTCATACAATTCATCCAATATCTCTAGTTGTTGGCCAGTGAGAGATTCTACGATAGCGCCTCCGATTTCTAAGTCAATCTGTTGAATAAGTGCGTGACCGAGGCTATTCGTCCAACCGTACACAGGTCCGAGGAAATTACCACGATTCGTTAAATCCGTGCCACTTGCGTCACGTATCGCGGCTAATTGTGTCGTAAGAATATCGGGCATTGTAACAACAATATTCAACCCGGTGACGAGTTCGCCACGAGGCGGAATTGTAAGAGATACACGTTGTCCGAATTCCGCTGAACCGTCAAAATCTACGCGATTCCATTGGGCTGCCCAACGTGTCTTTTTTTGATAAACTTTGAGGAATTGTCGGATATCTGGGTTACCTTTTGGTGGTTGTAAGCGCGTATCGGCGATACCGGAACTTACAATCGTTAAATTCTGCGCTATTGTCGCCGCCATTATTCCTTGATTATAGAGTATAGTTTTAGATTACACCGCCGCATCCAAAAATTGAAGCGTAGCCAAGTATACGGAATGCGGTACAAAATGAACGAAATTGCGTATATAGAAGGAAACTTAATGGCGATTGAGATATCCCGAGATTCGTACACACTTCTACAACGTCATATCATGGAAGGGAGTGATTATGAATTCTGGAAGCCGAATAATTCGGACTACTGGTATAATCCAATACTCCTGAAACGCCGATATTGTCATGATTTACTGGCAGCGACCTACAAATTCCGACTAATTGATGCACAGTACAAAGAGCGATGGCCCGTTGTGGAAACGGCGAACGATTATCTTCTTATTGAATCTCGTGTAATACCGATAATGAAACGAAAATCGGGTGGCGTTATTCCACGGAGGAATTGTAAGAGCCTTCACGTCAAAAGTAAGCATAGTATTCATGAATTATATCCAAGTTTATGGACGTTGAAAGGCGGGATTTCGGATATACCTCCTAGTGACCTTGATGTGTTTAAAATTCCACAGCATGCCGTGAATTCACTGGTTGAACACGCAATTGCGAAGGCAGAAACGTGTCCGATTACTACAAATCCTATTGAGAAGGAAACAGCCTGTATTACAAGTTGTTTCCATATATTTGAAACGAGTGCACTTCGTACGTGGCTTCAACAAAGTAAGGAATGCCCTACGTGTCGTGAGATAAATCCGCGTGTGACCGAAACGTC